AAAGCTGACCTTGCTGATCACTGTAAAAAGTACCCTCGGGCTGCGCAGCAGATGATCATGGAGTATGCCCACAACATCGGCTTTCCTCTGACTGAGAAACAAAAGAAGAAGAAGCGGTTGGGGCTGACTGGGGCTGAGTGGCGCAAGACCTTTGGCCCCAAGATGCGGGGATATCGGCACAAGTTCCGCATGAACCAAGCCGACTTTGCATTTGTTGTGGGGACAACGCAGGGCCAAGTGTCCCGTTATGAGCGTGGCGTTATGCCTGTTCCCACGGAACTGCAGATCAAAGTAGAGCGTGCGGTGGAACTGTGGGAAATGTCTGCATCAGCCATTGACCCGAGGACCGAGGCACTATAACTTGTACGCATTAACCAACTTAATCAATCAGAAGGAACGAGACCAATGACAATCGAAATCAAAGACATCCCCGCCGCGCTGGTAGACATCCACACCAAGCTGGTCGAGAAGCTAGGCGGGCAGCCGTGGACATACACATCATTGTACTGCAACAATTCTGGCGTTTGGTCCATTGACCTTTGGTCTGAAGACGTTAGCGACAATGCCATTTCCCATATTGAGCGCGACAATCCAACGAACGCAATCAAAGCGGCATTGGATTTTATTGCTGGCATGCTCAGCAAAGAAGAACAGCGCGTCGTTGACTGGGGCAACGCCCAAGCAAAGCTGATCGATGACGGTCACAGCCTCAACCTCCCTGATGAGGTCATGGCCCCGCTGCGCGAGTCACGCAAGGCAATGACCGAGAACCTGTTGACGGTGGCGTCATGACTGAATTACCCACCTATAACGGCATGCCTCCTCTCACGCCTCGCAAGCAAGAGACAATGAGTGGCCTGCAAAAGATGAAGACTGAACGTGACGTGGCCCAAGTTGAGTACGAGCGACTGTCTCATGTAGGGGGAGAGGAGTTCTACGCCGCGGGCTGCGTCTACCGGAGCGCAAATCAAGTCTACATGGAGGCGTTCCGTCAGTCTTACGCAACACCACCAACGCCAACAATCTCGCAGATGGAGGATCGGCACGAGCTTCAAGTATTTGCAGACAAGGCCGAACGCGTGGTCGACCAAGTCTTGGCTTTTTTCTTGACCGTCTTGGCCGTCGTGTTTGTAGGCGGGCTGATGTATAAAACGTTTGTTTGGGGGTATTGATATGACCGACGCATTATTGCCCTGCCCGTTTTGCGGCTGCTGTGACGTTCGCTTACAAAAGCATGCTCGCGCAGGACGGCGCGAGCATTGGAGAGACGATGTTTTTTCGATTGGCTGTTATCGTTGCGGCGCAAGCGTTCCAAATAGATACAACGAACACGGAAGAAAATTACTAATCTCCGCATGGAACACCCGCACCGACATATCCCAAGCACGGATTGACGAGGCAGGGAATCAACTGGATAGCGCGCGCCACTCTGTGACGGTCCTTGAGGAAAGAGGAGCAGTAGGCCAAGCACGGATTGCGCAGCTTGAGGCGGTTCTGGAAGAAAAAGACGAGCGCATTGAAGAGCTGGAGCAGGATTGTGAAATTATATCAAGCGAGTTTGAAAGCGATTTGTGGGTTGTATGCCGCCGCCTTTTAACAAAAACGCACTTTGATTTCTCACATGCTCATGTTGACGGGGTGCATACTGATGAGTTTGAAGGACACATGAACGAAACCATTTCCGAAATTGACCGTGCCGATGCGCGGATCGCGGAGCTACAGGAGGCGCTTAATACAATCAGGTCTTGCGTACAACAATGGCAGGACCACCCCAAGAAGAGTGGTACTGAAATCTTCTTGGAGCTTATCAAAGAGACATGCGACGAAGCCCTACAAGGAGAAAAAGCATGACCCCAGCAGTATTGATAATCGTCCTACACGGGATGGTAAATTGCGAGCCATACATTCGCAGTGACCTCGTACCGGAGGGCGCGGAGGCTTATTGCGAGTCCCCGCCCCGCGCTCCTCTGACCTCGCTGCGCCCCAAGGCACGGCCGATCGTGGAGGAGGAGTGATGTCTGATCACGCAGCAAGAAGAAAGTGTTGGGCGGACTGTCGAGAGGGACGTCGCCCAGAGCAGCAAGGTCAGGACAGCTACACCCGCTGCTGTGATCCCCGTGTTTGTCATGGGTGGAGCGAGTACGTCGAACCGAAGGCCGTCACCCAGAAACTTCTTGTCATAGGCTACGGTCGGCACGGCAAGGACACTGTGTGCGAGATCCTGCGGGACCAGCACGGCTACAGCTTTATCTCGTCGTCCCGTTTTGTGTTCGAGGAGTGCATCTGGAAGAGCCTGTGGTGCGCCCGATACCCGGACAAGGAGACTTGCTACGAGGATCGCGGCAACCACCGGGATAAGTGGTTCAACATGATCGCAGAGTACAACACTCCGGACAAGTCGCGCACTGTGACGGGAATGTTTGCCCAAGGATACAGCATTTACTGTGGGCTGCGCAGCCGCGAGGAGTTCGAAGCAACGCGCCACCTGTTTGATAAAATCTTGTGGGTGGATCGACACATGTTTCAGGCCCCGGAGCCGTCGTCGAGCATGGAACTGACCGCCGACGACGCAACGCACATCTTGGATAACAACGGCACGCTGCAGGACTTGGAGCGCGTCGTTGCAAACTTTGTGGCCTTGGGCGCAGAAATGAGTGAGGGGGACTAGCATGGCCCGAGGTTATATTATGCGGTGTGTCACTTGCGGTTTTGACATGTGCAATGTGGACAGGCCACAACCAAGTTATCCGTTTTCAGATGGTGCCTACCTTGCACCTTGCATCTGGCCCGGTGCATACGGTTGCCCTGACAAACCAAAGGAAGCCCCATGCGCCTAGTTATCCTAGAAAGCCCCTTTGCTGGCGCCGAACAGGCAAACATTGACTACGCGCGCCTGTGCGTCCGTGACAGCCTAATGCGGGGCGAGGCACCAATTGCGTCGCACCTGCTTTACACGCAGCCGACAATCCTTGATGACAGCGTGCCAGAAGAACGGCAGCAAGGCATTAATGCGGGGCTGGCTTGGGGGAAGGTGGCAGACGCAACGGTAGTCTACACGGATCGCGGCATATCAAAAGGGATGAGGTTTGGCATAAGCCTAGCTTGGGATTCTGGACGCCGCGTTGAATTACGGAACCTCGAAAACCCTTAACAACAAAGGAACCAGCACCATGACAAAGATAACCATCCCCGCAAAGATGCCCCGCCGCACCAAGGTCCCCGCTTCGGGCACACGGAAGTCACCAACCCCCATGACGACTGAGCGCTGGGAGGCGCGAAGGGCCTACGATCGGCACTTCACCTGCCGAGGCTACGTTCTGGGCCCCGCCGCTGACGCTCTCTACCGCACCGGTGGCCACGAGTTGATGGACTGGCTGGCAACGAACACTCCCGAGGGAGCAACGATCCTGGAGACGCTGGCCGCAGTGGCGCTGGATGCTATGCACGAGGAGAAGGACCAATGACCGAGAAGATTGTAATTACAAAACGCGCCTCTGCTTCCGAAGTACATCAGGCGAAAGAGGCCGAGCACATAAAGCCCAACGAACTCGCCCGACTTATCAACCAGATGACGGGCCGTAGCTTGTACGAGCCCAGACTCGGCGGGTCGGGACAGAAAAAGAGATGCCTCGCAGGTGGCTGCTTAAACTGGGCGCTGGGCGGTGCCCGCAAGCAGCTGTGCCCGACGCACTACGCCGGTTTCCTTGAGAAGAGCAACCGCGCCCAATCTCTGCCCGTATGCTCAGGTAATGGCTGCAACGTTCATACGCGGGCGATGTTCGAGGGCCAACCTATGTGTGTGAGTTGCAGCGACGCCGAGCAGGCCGCCCGCTACAAGGCCGCTGATGTGGTGTCGTATGAGGGCAGCAAGCGCACCGAGCTGGAGAACGCAGAAACCGTCCACGAACTGAAAGAATGGATCAAGGAGTACATGCTATGAGCACCGAGATCACCGCCGCACTCTTCTCCGAGAGAGAGAAGATCCGCTCATCTGCGCTGTCCGAGAGAGAGATGGTCCGCTCATCTGCGCTGTCCGAGAGAGAGAAGGTCCGCATCCAAGCGATGTGGGAGGCCCTTGGAGTGATGAACGCAATTCAATGCCCGAGGTGCGAGGGCCGCGGATTTGAGACCGTGGAAGTTCCCATGCCTCAATCGAACAGCCGCGATGTCGGCGAGATCTACGAGGATGACCGTCCGTGCGAAGAGTGCGCCGGCATTGGTGTCGTGGAAGATGAAAAGGAAGAAGACCAATGACAGCTAGAGACATGGATAAGATACTCGACGAGGCATTCAAGAAAGTATTTGGAGATAGGTGGTGAGATGATGAGCCACGAGGACCGAAAACCACAGCCAAACAACAAGGATTGAGAATATGAAAGCACTGAACACGGCATTTGACACCACCAAGCTACGCGTAATGGTTGAATCAATCTCCGGCACAGGCAGCGCCTTTGGCGCAAGCGAGGGCGGGGACACAGTGTTCATGAACAAACGCTTGGTCGACAGGGTGGGCTTGGAGGTAGGTGACGTCGTTGATGCGGAGGTCATCCCAAACTTCGAGGACAAGCGGCAGTCTATACCGTGGAGGGCGGTACGAGTATCCAAGCTGGTGGAGGGGATCACCCCTGCCCCTGTCGCGGAAGAAGCCCGATACCGCACATCTGTATACTTGGATCAGGAGATCTTCCGGATTTTGTCCGAAGCAGACGACGAATACTGGACAACCCCAGACTTGGCTGGTTCTGGTGCAACCAACACGGACACAGCTGCTGTGAGCAACTCTTGCAATCGATTGTTCCAGCAAGGCCTGATAGCAAAGGCCGATGTCCACGCACGACCCGGCCAAAAGCGGGCATCCTTCTGTCTTTGGGCCATTGATGTGTCCGGTTTTAAGTAGAGGTTGCGCCCCACTACCATATGCCATATAAGTGGACAACAAATAGGGGGGCATCATGGCTCGTAAAAAGTTAGACGACAAAGACAAGCAGAAGTTTCAGAACGTGGGCCTTATCAAAGAGGATCACGACCTGCTTCGACAGCTGGCGGAAGGTGAACAACGGTCCATGGCCCGCCAGCTTTCAGTCTTGATCCGCAAAGCGATCGCTGACAAGGTTGATGCATAAGCCGCATTGATGTGGTGTGTGGTTATGCTGTCGATGCCCCTTGCGTGCGAGGGCATATGCTGACCGAAAGGACGCATATTTAGCCACACCCTACATGAGCGCGGAGCCGATGGTTCGGTGTCGGAGTAAACATCCAGACGCCAGAGGCAGGGTTCGATTCCCGTCTGCGTTCTGCCTACTACCGGCTTGCTAGGTCGGGATAGAAAACATCAGTAATTGGGACTAGCCTTCGGGACCTCCCTTTAAGTCCTCACGGTGTCGGCTTATGGCCTTGGCGTCAGGGGGCAACCTACCTTTTAGCCTCGTTGGCCGTCCCGATCTTACCCTTGCGAAGTTGTTCGGGTTCTTTACTATACCCTCGGATCTTCGTGACGCTGTTGCTCTTCATGCTGTCAAGAAAGGCCTTGGCCACCTCGGGTGTCAGACCGGCCAGCTCCCCCAGTTCTTTGGTGGCGGAGTGGATGTTGGTCCACCCCTTTCTGTAATCACAGATGGACTCGATCACTTGATCGTGGGTTTCAGACTTAGCCATTCTCTTGCGTCCTCTCCTAGAACCTTTGCGCCGATGTCGATCTTCGCACGTAATGCTTTGACAATGTGCTCATCGATGCTGCCTTCGGTGATCAGATCGATGTACGTCACGTTGTTCTTCTGCCCGATCCGGTGAGCGCGGTCCTCGGATTGGACCCGTGTCTCGAGATCGAACGAATTGGCATAGTATACACACAGGTTGGCCTCGGTCAAAGTCAGGCCGTACCCCGCGGTGGATGGATTGCCGACGAAATACTTGAGCGGGTGGTCGGGGTTCTGGAAGTTGAGAACCGCAGCAGCTCGGTCGTCGTCAGATGTATCACCAAAGTATGAGGCAGCACAGCCTTCGCCGAACTTATCATTCAACATCTTCGTGATGCCCATGATATCGTGGCGGAACCGGGACCAGATGATTGCCTTGCCATCGTGCTCGTTGATGATCTCCTCAAGCGCATCCATTCGTTTGGATGGGAAGTACAGCATGTCACCGTCATCCGTCTTCAGGTGACCGGACATGATCTGCTGCAAGCGCAGCATCTGGGTGATTACAGCGGGAGCCGTGGACATCTCACCTGTTTCCAACAGAACCATGGCGTGCTTGCGGATCTGTTCATACATATCGAACTGCTCTTTGGTCATGCCCACGTAGCGAGCCGTGTATATTTTGTCAGGGAGATCCAAGCAGTCCTTCTTCAGCACTCGGAAGGAGAACGAGTCGATCTTACCGGTCAGCTCTTCGAGGTTCCTGAACCCTACGATCTGCTGGAAGGCTGTCATCCCCATGGTTTTGCGCTGCACCACAGCGTACCGGCCTTGGAACGCGTAGTATGAGTCGAAGCCCAAGAGCCCAGGACGGAGGAACTCGCACTGCGAATAGATATCCATCGGACTTTTTGTCACCGGAGACCCTGTCAAGAGCCGTCTGTACTTGAACCTCGCTGCGATCTTTACTAGGGACTTTGTGCGCTTGGCTTTCGGGTTCTTGATCGTGGTCGATTCATCGATAGCAATCACACCTTTAGAGCCAAGCGCACGACCCATCCAGTCTCCAGCCTTCTGACCCTTGAGCGAGGAGAACGCTTCGACATTCATCACGAAGATTGTCAGCCCGTCGAACTTATCTTGGACCGACCGCATTTCTTCCTGCTGCTTTTTGTTTGGTCCACTGACCCACCGAATCACTCGGTGCGGCACATCATCCGACATATGCTCGGGGATTTCTTTGGCCACCCAGTTGCGATACACGCCCTTGGGCGCGAGGACCAAAGCGAAGTCTATCTCCCCCTTCTGGTACAGCATACCTATGTTATCGAGCAGAACCTTTGACTTACCTGTTCCCATCTCCATGAACAGGCCGAACTCTGGTCGGTCCCAACCGAAGTCCAAAGCATCCATCTGATGCTCGAAGGGTGGAAGTTTGAATTTGTAGTTGACAGACATCACATATCTCCACTATTGTCTTCAATACGGATAGCATGAGGCTTCCGGACAAATCAACCCTGAAGAGGAAAAACTTATGAGCGACATTTTTGACGACATGTTCGATGAGTCTGACGCGGTCAGTCGAGTCGACACAGGAACCGGGAAGCAACTCAGCCAACTGGTCCGAAACCTCCGCACCGTCGAGGTCGATATCGATAATGCAGAGGAACACTTGAAATCACTCAAGCAGGAAAAGCACAAGCTCTCCGTGGAGAACATCCCGGCCTTGATGGATGAGATGGGCATTGAGCGTTTGGACGTGGACGGCATGACCGTGGAGCGGAAGATGATCGTTGCTGCGTCCATCCCTGTCGCCAACAGAGAACAGGCGTTTGACTGGCTTCGCTCCAACGGACTGGATGACATTATCAAGAACGATGTGACCTGTTCTTTTGGCAAGGGCGAAGACAACAGAGCGGGCGACGTCATCGGGATCTTGGAAGATCGTGGCTTTGCCCCGACAACCAAGACCCACGTACATCCGTCCACCCTGAAGGCGTTCGTTAAAGAGCGCATCACTGACGGCAAACCAATCGACCTCGACCTGTTCGGGGCCTTCATCTCAAACACAGCAGTTCTGAAAAGGAAAGCATCATGACCAACGCAGTAGCAGAAAAGAAAAGTGCAGAGTTAAGCACGGACCTAATGGACGACATCCTTGAGTTCGCGGGAGAAGGCACGTCCTTCAGCGCAGATGAAATGCAGATCCCGTTTGTTCGGGCGCTTCAAGCATTGTCTCCGCAGCTCAACAAGAAGAAGCCTGAGCACATTGAGGGTGCGGAGCAGGGCGACCTGTACAACACTGTGACCGGAGAAGTCTGGAAGGGCGAGGAAGGCGTGACTATCGTGCCATGCTACCAGACTACAAAGTACCTTGAGTTCGTACCTCGTGACCAAGGCGGAGGCTTCCGTGGCGAGATCAGCCCGACTGATCCAATGCTGCAGCGAACCTCTCGCGTTGGTTCGAAGGAAATCCTCCCCGACGGCAACGAGCTCGTCAAGTCAGACCAGCACTTCTGCTTGGTGTTGGGTGACGATGGTGCGTACCAACCTGCGGTCATCGATATGAAGTCCACGCAGCTGAAGGTCAGCCGGCGGTGGAAGACACAGATTGCTATGCAGAAGATCAAGCACCCCAAGACGGGCGCCATGATTACCCCGCCATTGTTCGCGACAGTGTGGAAGATCACCACTGTTGAGGAGAGCAATGACCAAGGCACATGGTTCACACCTTCCGTCAGTAAGGTTGGCTTGGTAGAAAACCGCGATCTTATGCTCGAAGCCAAGAAGTTCCGCGACAGTGTTGCCGCGGGAGAAGTGAAAGCTGCTGCAGAGCCGAGCGTTTCAGGCGCCTCCTCTGAACTACAGGATGACGACATCCCGTTCTAAGCAGCCTCGGGAGTGGCTTCAGGTCACTCCCAACTTTCACCGAGGAGCAATAAATGACACAGGCAAAGAGATTGCTTGCGGTTTTCGTTGGCGCAAAGGCTGCGCACGGCACGACTACGGTCGGTCGCATAGGACGAAATGGCAAAGCAGAATCAAAGAGCATGATCGTTCGAAATCCTCTGACCGAGGAGCTCGTTCAAGCCCACATAGACGGCGGTCAGGGCGTTGGTGCGATCCCTATCAACGAAGAGAACAAGTGCCAGTTCGGAGCGCTGGACATCGACATCTACGACCTGAACCACAACGAGCTCCAGGCCAAGATCCAAAAGATGAAGCTGCCTCTGGTCCACTGTCGATCAAAGTCCGGCGGCGCACACCTGTACGTCTTCATGAAGGACTGGGAACAGGCGGCCGATGTCCGAGACTACCTGACCGAGATGTCGATCGCGCTGGGCTACAGCGGCTGCGAGGTGTTCCCGAAGCAGGACACGATCATCGCGGAGCGTGGAGATGTGGGCAACTTTATCAACATGCCCTACTTTAATGCAGAGTTACCGCAGCGGTATGCATTCAACGCTGAGTGCGAGGCTTTGGAGCTGGACGAGTTCCTAGATGCGGCCGACAAGGCCCGTGTTTCTCTGTCAGATCTCGAGGGCATGCGTCTATCCAAGCCGCGCAAGCATTTCACAGACGGGCCCCCGTGCCTTGAGCACCTGTTTGCGGACGGACCTGTCTCTGAGTTCCGCAACAACACCCTGTTTAACGTGGCTCGGTACTGCAAGATGAAGAGCCCCGACGACTGGCAGAAAGAGTTCGAGGGGTACAACCGGACGCTGGCCAGCCCGCCGCTTCCATCAACCGAGATGGTCAACCTCGGGAAGCAGCACGAGAAGAAAGAATATCTTTACACCTGCAAAGAAGAACCGATGCGCAGCTACTGCGATCCGGCGATATGCGCCACGAGAAAGTATGGGATCGGCAACGATGGACCGGACGCTGCAGCGATCGGCGGGCTTACGATCATGCTCTCGGAACCTCGGCTGTTCTTCATGGACGTCGACGGCGATCGGATTCAGTTGAGCACGGAGCAGCTGCAGAACCAGACGTTGTTCCAACGCGCGTGCATGGACCAGAAGAACACGATGCCTCCGACAATGAAGCCACAGAAGTGGCAGCAACTGGTTAACAGTTTGATGGCAGCTGCTACCTTCTTGGACGTGCCGCCAGAGCTCACCATCTCAGGCCAGTTTCAAGACCACCTCAGAGCGTATTGCACCAGCCACGTCAGGGCCATGTCTCCAGAAGAGATCGGCATGGGTAAACCGTGGACCGATGGCGGACACACCAAGTTCAAGATGGAGGGTCTGTTGGAATATCTGCACCATCGGAGGTTCAGTTCACTGACCCGAGGCCAGATTATGCAGATGATCCGTGATATAGGCGGGGACACAGGAGTCCAGAACATCATGAAGCGGACCAACAGCGGTGAGATTAAATCAACGCTGCGCTGCTGGATTATACCTGCGTTCGAAGAAGAAGAAATAGAACTGCCAGTCAAGGAGATATCTAATGACATCCCATTCTAACAAACTGATGCGGGTATCTGAAGTAGCAGAACTCCTCGGTGTATCCACGTCGTACGTCTACAAGCTCACTCATACCGACGAGAAGTTTCCTCTGCCGATTGTTCTTGGCTCTGAGAACAGCAAGCGATCAGCCAGCCGATGGGTTCTGGCCGAGATCGAAGAGTGGGTTAACTCCAGACCGCGAGGTAAAGACTATGATTCCTAATTCAAAACTCCTTCTCGGACCACCTGGTTGCGGCAAGACCTACCGCCTGATCCAAGAGATCAAGGCTGCGCTTCAGGCTGGAACGCATCCGTCCCGCATTGGCGTTATCTCGTTCACTCGCAAGGCTATCGAGGAGATGATCTCTAGGTCCTGCGCTGAGTTCGGTCTGCAGGCCAAAGACTTCCCGTTCATGAAGACCAGCCACGCCTTCGGGTTCCACGGACTTGGGCTCAAGAACACAGACATCATGGGACCAGAGGATTATGACAACATCGGACGCGAGACTGGCCTGACGTTTGAAGGCAGGGACTACACGTCTATTGATGGCGGCGTCTCCCTGCCTACGATCGGTGGATCAGGGGCGCGTTACCTGCAGATGGACAGCCGGGCGCGTATGCGCATGATTGACCTTGAGCAGGAGTATAACGAAGGCGCGGATCGGAGCCTGTTCTTTGCCAAGCTCAAGCAACTGTCGGCGCAGCTGGCCGAGTACAAAGCAGCGACGGACAAGTATGACTTTGTGGATATGATCGAGCAGTACATCAATCACGGTGAGCCCCCGCATCTTGACTGCCTGTTTATTGACGAGGCTCAAGACTTCACCCCGATGCAGTGGGAGATGGCGAAGAAGATTGCTGCGTCGGCCGACAACGTGTGGATCGCTGGTGACGATGACCAAGCCATCCACCGCTGGACAGGTGTGGATGTGAAGCTCTTCAACAGCAGTTCTGACAACATCGAAGTGCTGACCCAGTCGTACCGTATTCCCAAGGCCGTACACAGAATTGCAACCAAGGTGTCCAAGCGGATCAGTGCTCGGCACGAGAAAATCTTTACCCCTCGCGATGAAGAGGGCTCGGTTGAATACGTCAACTACCTGTCCGAGATCCCACTGCATGAGGGGTCGTTCACCCTGATGGCTCGGACCAACGGGTTTGTTTCTGAGATGGCAAACTTCCTTCGCTCGTCCGGCTACAAGTTCTCCCGCAACGGCAGGTCCAGTATCCCCGAAGAACTGGTGGCGAACCTGCTGACATGGGATACTCTGTGCCAAGGCAAGGCTGTCGGTGTTCCACAGATCAAGGCGCTCTATCAGGGAGTAAAGAAGCAGGGCAAGGATGCGGTCGTTCGCCGAGGAGCGATGCAGCTGCTAGATGCTCTGGCCCCAGACGATACTCTGGACATGGACGACCTCATCCGGGATTACGGTCTTCAAAGGGATGCGTCGTGCAGTTCCTTCGAGGCATTGAATGTCGCCCGATCGGAGCGCGACTACATCGACGCCATCTTTCGTAGGGGCGAGGACCTCCTATCCGTGCCCCGCATCAAGGTGTCTACGTTCCATGCTATGAAGGGCGGGGAGGATGACAACTGCGTCGTGTGGACGGCCTCTACGAAGTCCTGTGAGCAGAGCAAATTCCCTGACGATGAGCACCGCGCTTTCTACGTTGGCGTGACACGCGCCCGAAACAATCTCTACATCCTGCAGTCCGACAACAAGTATAGGTATTCCCTATGAGCATTGAATTACGCGTCGTGAATTACACGAGCACCGACGAAGAAGGCGAGAAGATTTACACAAGGCACGCCTTTCAGACACGCAGGAAAGACGGTCCTTGGACCGATGTACCTGTGACTGAGATCTACGAAGAACGGGTGGTTGAAGAGGAGAAAATATATATAGTGGACCGAGCGTACGACATCTTAATGGACAAGTTAAAGGATGATCTCGTCGCGTCCCGCGCAGCTGTTGTCGAGGCCCGCGCAGCTTACGTCACGGCCCGCCTAAATGAAAAGGACGAGTAGATGATTTGCCGATGTAGAATGTGCCGTGAACGAATAGACGCGGAACGCGAGCAAAAAGGTGAGGACATCTTTTTGCTCGCGTTCCTGTCTCACGGCATGATTGTTTGCGCAACGTGTGGCAACAAACGATGCCCGCACGCTACCAGCCACAACCATTCATGTACGAACAGCAACGAGCCGGGGCAGGTCGGAAGCGTCTATGGAATAGCAGTTGAGGAGGGAAAACGATGACCCAGAACAATCTTTTCTCCGCCGAGGGCGGTGAGCACAGCGACCTGAACTTTCAGATGAAAGGGGAGATGGACATCATAGAAAACGACTGGAACATCCCAACCGAGTACCCCGATCTGACAGGGTACAAAGAAGTCGCCGTCGACTTGGAAACCAAAGACCCGAACATCAAAACCCTTGGGCCCGGATGGGCGCGGAACGATGGGCACATCATCGGCATCGCCGTTGCAGCTGGGGAATACAAAGGCTACTTCCCGATCCGCCACGAGAACGGACACAACCTCGACCCAAAGATCACGATGCGGTGGCTCAAGAAGCAGATGTCTATCCCAGAGATGGACGTGATTATGCACAACGCGATCTACGACGCGGGCTGGATGCGGGCCGAGGGCATAGAGGTCAAGGGACGGATCATCGACACGATGGTTACCGGCGCCTTGGTTGACGAGAACCGTTGGTCCTTTGGCCTAGATGCGATGGCCCGTGACTATGCAGGCATCCGCAAGAACGAGAGGCTGCTGAAGGCGGCTGCGCTTGAGCGTGGCCTTGATCCCAAGGCAGAGATGTACAAGCTCCCACCCAAGTTCGTTGGCGGGTACGCTGAGATGGACGCTGTCGCCACGCTGGCACTGTGGCAAGCCCTGAAGATTCTGGTCGACAAGGAAGAACTGTGGGACGTGTGGAACCTAGAGATAGGTCTGATCCCCTGCATGCTGGACATGCGCACCAAGGGTGTGCGCGTTGATATCGAGAAGGCAGAGCGCAACAAGAAGCTCCTTCGGGAGCAGAGCAAATCTTTACGCGGTATCGTCGAGAAAGAAGCGGGCATGGAGGTGGATATCTGGGCGTCCGCGTCTATCCAGAAGATGTTCGACAAGCTCGACCTCGAGTATCCGAGGACCGAGAAGGGCGCACCATCATTCACCAAGGCGTTCCTCAACGAACACCCAGCCAAGATCGCACAGGTTCTGGTTAAGCTGCGCGAGTTTGACAAGGCTGACAGCACGTTCATCGACAGCATCCTGCGCCACGAGCACAACGGTCGGGTCCACACCGAGCTTCACTCCACACGCAGGGACGAGGGTGGGACTGTCACAGGTCGATTCTCTTCCTCGAACCCCAACCTTCAGCAGATCCCCGCCCGAGATCCGGACATCAAGAAGCTGATCCGAGGACTGTTTATCCCAGAAGAGGGGTACAAGTGGGGTTCGTTTGACTACTCGAGCCAAGAGCCGCGGTTATTGGTCCACTTTGCGTCGATGATCCCGTCAGCTATCCGGCATCCTATTGTCGATGATGTCGTGGAAGAGTTCAACACCGGAGACGTTGACCTCCACCAGATGGTTGCGGACTTGGCGAACATCACGCGCAAGCAAGCCAAGACCGTGAACCTTGGGATTATGT